CGAAAGTAGCATCAGCCATCATCAGCGCATTTGGCACAATCCTGGGGGCAATAACACCAATCATCAATTTCATTATTGATTCAATCAACCTGGTAATTCGCGGAATTAACCTGATCAAACCTGGTGCTGATATTGGTTATCTAAACAAACCTGGTTCATCAGGATCAAATTTTGAATATGGGTCAGGCAACCCTGGATTCTCAGGATCATCAACACCATCAATGACAACCCCCACAATTCCCACAATTACTGGCGGCGGGGCTGGCGGCAGTGGATCAAGTAGCAGCAGCGGCGCGGGAGTTTATATTGCGCCAATTCCATCAACACCGCTTTATCAATACAACTCATTGCCACAAAGCGCATTTGGTCAATCGCCAACATATAACATTTCAATCAATGGTGCAATTGATCCTTATGGCACTGCAAGGGCGATCAATTCAATTGTCCAAAATGAAGCATCAACATCAGGGGCATTCATTGGATTTGGTGGATCACAAGTGATTGCGCCATTTACGCCATGACCTGGAATCTGAATGGCAGTGTGACAGTTGGTGCAGTCAATTATACCGCTGAATCTTTGGCAAATGTATCAATTCAATATGGTCGCACAACAGTTTGGGAACAACCGCGGGCGGGTTATGCAACAGTTCAAATCCTAAATCCTGATGGCGCAGACAATGCATTTGATATTGGTGATGCAATGGTCATCACATTAGATGATGCCAGCGGTGATCCAGTGACAGTCTTTACTGGCAAGGTCACCAGCATTTCAAATTCAATCAATGCATCAGGTGCGCAGGGTCAGGTCATAATTCAAACCCTGACAGGCATCTCATCATTTGCAGACATGGCGCGTGTTGTAGTTGGCACAACTGCCTATCCTAAAGAATTTGATGATGATCGTTTGAGCCGCATATTTACTGAAACAGGTGTGACAGTTGATGTTGTTGATCCAGGAATTTATGAATTTACTGCCAGGGCTGCTAGTGCATCAGATGGGTATTCACTAGCTGCATATTATGCACAAATGGCATTTGGTTATATTTATGAAACAACTGATGGAAAAGTCGGATTTGCCAATGAATCTCACAGATTAAATGAGGTGCAGGCATCAGGCTATTTCAACATTCCCCTGGATTATATTCTTTGGCAAGGCATTCAGAGTGATCGCACATTAAGCGACATCACCAATTCAATTTATCTGACATACAAAAACAATCAATCAATTTTTGATGATGATCCAACATCAGTGACCATTTATGGCACACGCCAGGGATCAATTGCAACCGAATTGGAAAACACCGCTGATGCCACATATCAGGCTGGCAGGTATATTTTGCTCAGGTCATATCCGCAAACAAATTTGTCATCATTTAATGTTCAGCTAAATTCCAGTTTTTTGAGCAGTGTTGATTTGGATTTATTTTTGAACATGTATATTGGCAAACCAATTGAAATCCTAAACCTACCAATTCCAATTTTGCATGTTTCATATCGCGGATTTGTTGAAGGATGGACATTGGAATTCACTCAAAATGAAGCCAAAATGAATTTGCGAACAACTGATTCAACATACTCAATCGTGCCAACTAGATGGCAAGATGTTGATCCAGCATTGCAATGGAATCAAGTGCCACCAACCCTGGCATGGTATCAATATGAATAAGGAGAAATGATGGCAACAAGCCCGCACTATGGTTGGCCAGAGCCAGCCGACACCGATTTTGTCAAGAATGGCGCAGATGCAATGCGCAACCTGGGCAATGCAATTGATACGACAGTTTATGGAATTGATGTGCGATTAACCAGCGCGGAAGCCAGCATTGTCACAATCAACACAACAATCAACAATCTAATCAGTCCATTCCTATTGATGGGGGCATAACAAATGGCAACAGTCTATAAAGTATTGGGGCAATCTGCTCCAACAACAACTGCAAATGCAAATCTTTACACAGTGCCAGCACTGACATCAGCAGTTGTTTCAACATTAACAATTTCAAACACAACTGCAACCGCTGCAACTGCTCAGGTATATGTGAGGGTTGCAGCAGCTGCCGCAGCCACATCCAATGCAATTCTTTACAACACAAACATACCTGCAAATAGTGTTGCAACATTTACCCTGGGAATTACATTGGCAACAACTGATGTGATTACAGTTCGCACTGGCACTGCAAATTCATTGACATTCCAAGCATTTGGAAGCGAGGTTGCATAATGGCAACAGGAATATTTCCAGCACCAGCATTGCCATTCACTAGAATTGCAACAGTCACTGCATCAGGCACATGGGATCATCCTGATGGTTATTCATCAGCACGCCCGATATTTGTTGTTGCAATAGGCGGTGGCGCAGGTGGTGGATCAGGTGAAGCAGTTATCACAAACACTGATGCAGGCACTAGAGGTGGCGGGGGTGGTGGATCAGGATTGGTTTGCATTGCAAATACATTCATTACATCTCAGGCAACAGTCACAATTGGTGCAGCGGGAACAGGCGGTGCAGCGGTCACAAAATTGGGATCAGCTGGAACTGGCACAACAATAGGCAATGATGGCACTAGCGGTGGAGATACCATATTCAGTGCAACTGGAATTTTGGTAAGAACACAAATTGCACAAACACAAGTTGCAGAACAATATGGGCGTGGTGGGTCAGTTGGATCAAATGGTGGGTCAGGTGCATCAGGCGGCGGATCAAATCCAACAGGAACATCAACAAATGGCGGCGGCAGTTTAGGTTATGCAGAATTGTATGGATTTAGCCAATCATCATGGGCTTATGGAAAAGGTTATATCAATCCTGCATCTGCTGCTGGTGCAACTGGCACAAGCACATTTCCATTAAGCAATCCAACATGTGCGCAATATGCAAGTGGCGGCGGTGGCGCAGGTGGAAAACAAACAACAACTGCTGGATTTGCTTTATTAACTGCTGGCGTAGGTGGAAATGGATTCAACGGAAATAATGGTGCAACAGGCGGCGCAGCAGCAAAGAGTTTGGTTGCAAATGGCACTGCAACTGCAACTGCTGGATCAAATGCAACAAATTATGGTGGCGGCGGCGCAGGTGGTGGGTCTGCTCAGGTAGCCAACGCAACAATTGCAACTGCAACTGCCACATCAGGAAAAGGTGGAGATGGTGCGCCTGGCGTTGTTTATATTTACTACTAAGGAGAAATCATGATTTTTGCAGTAATTCAAAATGATAAAGTGATCAACACGATAATTGCTGATCAAAATTTTGTTGATACAAATTATCCTGATTCAATTGATATAACTGATGTTGATCCGCGCCCTGGAATTGGGTGGGCTTATGATGGCAAAAAATTCATCAAACCAGTTGTCGTGCCTGAAATTGATGCATAGTCAAAATGGGTGGATTGCATCCGCTGACCCAAATGAGATTGGGATCGGTTCATTTGCCGTTCCTGGCACAAAGATCAAACTCAGGTGCGCAAAATCAGTCGCTCCCCTATTGGTCACATTTGCAGCTGAATTTCATCAACATATTGAGCCAATAGATAATGGCAAATTGGATGATTGGGGTTATTGCTTCAGGAATGTGCGCGGATCAACCGACAAACTAAGCAATCATTCCAGTGGCACTGCAATTGATTTGAATGCAACATTACATCCCCTGGGTCACGCAAACACATTCAGCCCAATGCAAACAGTTTTGATTCAAGCGTTATGCAAAAAATATGCCCTGACCTGGGGTGGAAATTTCCGCAGACCTGATGAAATGCATTTTGAGGTTTCACTTAATCCAGCCAAATGTGCTGAATTGATTGAAAAGTTAAAACTAGAGAAGGCGAGTTGATATGAAAAACGCAAAGGCAATTGTTGCCAGTTGGTTGCGCAGTTATGTTGCAGCAGCATTGGCAGTTTATATGTCAGGCGGCGATCTGAAGGCAATGGCAATGGGCGGCGTAGCTGCAATCGTGCCAGTCATAATCCGATACTGCAATCCTAATGATGCAGCATTTGGGGTTAAAAATAAGTAATGACAACAAATGAATGGGTTGCGGTGATCGGGTGCGCTATTGCCCTGCTCACTGCAATCTATTCAGTCATGCGAATGGTTACAAAATCCATCATGATTGAGTTATTGCCAAATTCAGGAAAATCAATGCGTGATGAATTGAGAGTTTTGAGCGCAAGGGTTGATTCTATTTATGAGATTTTGAGCAAAAAATAGCGTTGGGCGTGTTGGTCATTGCCAGTTGTCAGTGGGCGGTGCCATACTGATCTGACCCACCCAACGCGGGCGGGCAGATTCGGGAGATCAAATGAACACAATAAGTGCCTTAATAGGCATTGCAGGGCTGGTTGCAGGGCTTTTAATAGGCTTCAAATTCGGGTATCAGCGTGGCGATCACCTGGGCAGTCGCAGGGGTTTTGCCCGCGGCATCCAGGTATCACGACAGATCGTAAGTGAGGTCAATCGTGCCGCTTGAAAACTATGAAACCGTAGCTGAGCGCATTGAAAAGTTTTGGATCAAATATCAAAATGGGCGAATTGATCAAAAAATAATCCACCAAGATGGCACACGCTATATCGTGCAAACTGATCTTTACAAAGATTTTGGCGATCCAGTGCCATTTGCATCTGATTTTGCTGAGGAGATTCGCAGCTCATCAAATCGCTTCCCATGCGAAAACGCAGCCACATCTAGCCTGGGCAGGGCTTTACACACTGGTGGCATAAGCAAATTCAGCGAGGGCATCCCCCGCGAATCTGCTGACCGCATGGAGCGCGTAAATCTGAGCATTGTGCCTGATCCTGAGTTTGCATCAATTGGTGCATCAATGGATGTAATGGTCAAAGAGATTTATGAGGGTGTGACTCATTCTGAGAAACCCCAATGCAGTCATGGCTACATGCTTGAAAAGGCTGGCATTGGTAAGACTGGCAAGCCTTATGCAGGTTATGTGTGCGGGTCAAAAACCAATCAATGCAAGCCGATTTGGAATTGACATGGGCGGCATATCTTTCACACGCGATGGCATAACTGGACACATAACTGCTGAAGGTGAATTGCTCAATGATCGCCAGGCGCAAATATGTGATTCATGCTTTGAGCCATTCAATCGCATTGACATGATAAAGATCGTTGATCGCATGTTTCATTTGTGTCGCGGTTGTTATGTCAAACACATAAGCAAATGATCTCAGTAACCCTTTCCCCTGCTGAGGAGATGCACGCAGCCAGGGTTGCGCTAACGCGCACCCAGGAATGCCGCCAAATGGGTGTTAAAGAAAACATCAAAGACATCACCTACTTTCAAAACATCTACAACCAAGCGGAATCAATCGGGGCTGAGATTGCAGCAGCTAAAGCCCTGGGGGTTGCAAACTTTGATGCATCAAATTCTAAGTGGAAACAAACCGCTGACATTGGGCGCAACATTGAGGTCAGATGGTCGCAATGGGAATCAGCCCACGCCATCTGCAAACCAACTGATCGTGAGGATGATCTGATTCTCCTGGTGACTGGTCGCTCCCCCGAATACAAAGTCATTGGATACATCCCAGTTGCAGCTGCCCGCAAACCTAGATTCCTGCACAAAACAGGATCATGGTGGGTATCTCAGATCAACCTAAGACCAGTTGAAACCCTTGCAAGGAGCGTCTATGCCAATGCAAGGATTTGAGGAATTGCCAATCTTTGATTGCTCAATGTGTGCCAAAATCCTTAACTCTAAGGGTGGGCGTTTCAAAACAATCAAAACTGAATGGCGTGAGCGAATCGTTGATTCTGATCCCCTGCCACCTGGCTTGATGGCAATGGAATGCACAGGGTGTGGAGTAACTAAAATGCAATTTGTAGGCAACACGCCTAGTGAATTGCAGGCTTAGGGTCTTGACAGTGCCAGTAGTATCGCCAATGCCCGCTGGAGATGCGGAGCACAAAATCTCCATGCGTGGCTTACTAACGGGAATCCTATGTCTATTGCTATTGCAATTGACCAGCGTGGAAAAAACATATTCCGTTTCAGCAATTGATCATTACAAACTATATGCTCATTCAATAGTTGTTGATGCTAAAGAATACAGATGTTTGGAGCTGCTTTGGCAGCGTGAAAGTCAATGGAATTCCAAAGCAAAAAACAAACGATCAAGTGCATTCGGTATTCCACAATTGCTCAATATGAAAACAACTGACCCAATTGAGCAGATCAATCTAGGATATAAATACATTCAATCAAGATATACAACACCATGCAATGCCTGGGCTTATTGGCAGATCAAAGGACACTATTGATGTCTAATGGTTGGAGCAATGGATCAACTAGAAGGTGGCGTGAGATACGCAAGCGGATCATGATTAGAGATTCTGCAACATGTCAGTTGTGTGGGCAAACTGAAGGTCAATTACATATTGATCACATAATTCCAAAACGATTAAATGGCAGTGATATGGATGAAAATCTGAGAGTGTTGTGTCAATCATGCAATTTACGCAGAGGGGGGTCTTTTTTTGAGCATGAACGAACACCCCCGACTCTCCATGGACGT